CAGAGAGGACTCCAAGCCTTTTTGGACGAGTACCTGGACACCATGATGACCTGCGGCCGGGCCGTGGGGGAAATCGTATTGGACTGGCGGCGGGGGGAGATTGCCGCCGTGCTGTGCGGCGACCCGGCGGGGGTGGAGATTCAGGAGGGGAAGTCTCCCCTGGAATTTACCCTGTGCGGCCGGGGGGAGGGGGGAACGCTTCAGGCCCTGCCCTGGCAGGAGCTGCTGCTGTTTACGCCCTTTCAGCCGGAGGTGGGGAGTCCCTACGGGGTCAGCCTGCTGCGGTCTATGCCCTTTTTGGCCGGAGTTTTGCTGAAAATCTATCAGGCGGTTGGGATGAACTGGGAGCGGATGGGCAATGTGCGCTTCGCCGTGGTGTACAAGCCCCAGGGGGAGGCCCTGGACGGGGCCTGGGCCCAGGAGCGCAGCGAGCAGATCGCACGGGAGTGGTCCAGCGCAATGCAGGCCGGGAAGGACGGCACGGTGCGGGATTTCGTGGCTGTGGGAGATGTGGATATTCAAGTCATCGGGGCGGATAACCAGGTGCTGGACAGTCAGGCGCCCGTGCGGCAGATTTTGGAGCAGCTGGTCGCGCGGACGGGGATTCCGCCCTTCCTGCTGGGGCTGTCCTGGTCCGCCACCGAGCGCATGAGCGCCCAGCAGGCCGACATGATGACCAGCGAGATTACCGCCATTCGCCGGGGGCTCACCGGCGTGGTGGAGCAGATTTGTGAGCTGTGGCTCCGGCTCCACGGGTTCGGGGAGGACCTTGTGGTGGAGTGGGAGGACATCAACCTTCAGGATTTGGTGGAGGAGGCCAGGGCGGAGCTGTATCGGGAACAGGCCCGAAAGCTCCGGCTGGAGGCCGGAAATTAGGAAGGAGACGAGCAGAGTGCGGATTACCAAAGAAGCGGACATCGGAACCGGGGCGGTTCTGGACGCCACGGAGCTGGGGCTCATTCACGCCCTGAGCCGGAGGGAGCTCAAGGCGGAGGAGGTGTACACCTTCTGCGTGCGGCTGTGTGACAACGAAATCGACCGGGATGGGGAGCGGTTCCCCGCAGAGACTCTGGGGGAGCTGGCCAGGCTCTTTGTGGGAAAGAGCGGTATGTTCGACCACCAGTGGAGCGCCAGAGGACAGACGGCGCGGATTTACCGCACGGAGCTGGTGCGGGAGAGCGGGCTGACCCGGGCCGGGGATGCGTATTGCTATCTGAAGGGGTACGCCTACATGCTGCGCAGTGAGAAGAACCGGGAGCTCATTGAGGAAATCGAGGGGGGCATCAAAAAAGAAGTCTCCGTCAGCTGTGCCGTGGAGCGGGCGGTGTGCTCCATCTGCGGGGAGGAGTTCCGGGACCGGGAGGCCTGCGCCCATGTGAAGGGGCGGGAGTATGAGGGAAAGCTGTGCTGGGTGGATTTGGTGGGGGCCACCGACGCCTATGAGTGGTCCTTCGTGGCGGTGCCCGCCCAGCCCAACGCGGGGGTGTTGAAGGGATTTCGGCAGGATGCGCGGATGGAGCAGCTGGAGCGGGAGGCCGCCTTGGGGCGGAAGTACCTGGAGGGGCTGCGCTTCGAGGTGGCCCGGCTGGGCGGACTGGCCCGGCCGGAGCTGGACAGCGCCGTGCGGAAGAGTATCGCGGGGAAGCTGGAGGAAGGCGAGCTGTTGGCGCTGAAGCGGGCGTATGAGCGGGTATTGGAGGAGAAATTTCCCGTGAAAACCCAACTGACCTACGATAAGGCGGGGCAGAGCGGCGGCGCGCCCGACCGGGCGTTTTTGATTTGAGCGGGTTTGGGCGGCTCTGTGCCGCCGGGGTGCGGGGCGGCGGGCCCGGACCGGGAGCAATGGCGCATTGGCGGGGGTGCGCTTGATTGGAAAGGAGAGAAATCAATGAAAAAAATTTCCTTTGAGGGCATCGGCGAGGTGGCGGCAACCTTTGCCTGCGAGGCCGGGGTGCAGGAGGGACAGGTGGTCAAGCTCACGGGAAATGGCACCGTGGGGGCCTGCGGGGACAAGGAGCGGTTTTGCGGCGTGGCCCTTGTGAACAACGGCGGCTTTGCCAGTGTGCAGGTGAGCGGTCTGGCTGAGGTCGGCGCCGGTGAGGACGTGAGCGCCGGTTGGGTCAAGCTGTCCGCAGACAGCAAGGGCGGCGTTCAGAGGGATGACGCCGCCGGGATGGAGTATCTGGTGGTCAGCGCCGGCGGCGGCCGGGCTGTGGTTCGGCTGTAAGAAAAGGGGGAGTACAGTTATGGCATATCGGTATGATAATCTCAAGCTGGAAAAGGGGATGTACCGCGAGGCGGGGCGCTCCTTTACCCAGACCTTGGAGCGGGAGGACCCCTCGGAGGCCTACAAGGGGACGCCCCTGGAGGGGCTGGACGCCTATCAGCGCCAGCTCAAGCGGTTCGATATCAAGGTGAAGGGCGCGGGGTCCGACGTGGTGGAGAAGTTCTTCGCCAGCGCACAGTCGGCGGTGCTGTTCCCGGAGTACATTGCGCGGTCCGTGCGGCAGGGGATGGAGGAGACAAACCTGCTGCCCCAGATTACGGCGGCGGTGACCCAGTTCAATGGGATGGATTACCGCTCCATTGCCTCGGTGCCGGAGAAGGAGGACAAGAGCTTGCGCCGGGTGGAGGAGCGGGCCAGCATTCCGCAGACCGAGATTCGGACCCAGGAAAATTTGGTCAGGCTCCACAAGCGGGGACGGATGCTGGTGGCCTCCTATGAGGCCATCCGCTATCAGAAGCTGGATTTGTTCTCGGTCACCCTGCGGCAGATCGGCGCGTACATCAATCGGATGCACCTGGAGGACGCCATTGACGTGATTCTCAACGGGGACGGGAACGACAATCCCGCTCAGGTGATTTCCCTGCCGGAAAACAGCGGCGGAAAGCTGAGTTATGGGGATTTGGTGGACTTTTGGGCCAAGTTTGACCCCTATGAGATGAATACGCTCCTGGTGTCCGGAGATGTGATGCTTCAGCTGTTGAAGCTCTCTGAGCTCCAGAATCCGCTGACCGGGCTCAATTTCCAGGGGACCGGCAAGCTCACTACCCCCCTGGGGGCCGAGCTGCTGCGGACCTCCGCCCTGGGCAGCGGGACGCTCATTGGGCTGGACCGGCGGTATGCTTTGGAGATGGTCCAGGGGTCCGATGTGCTGGTGGAGTATGACAAGCTCATCGACCGGCAGCTGGAGCGGGCCGCGATTACCAGTGTCAGCGGCTTTGCCAAGCTCTTCGTGGACGCGGCGAAGGTGTTGGAGCTGTGATGGATGAGGAGATTACGGCGCTGGCCCAGATGCTGGGCCATGTGGAGGACGGAGGGCTGGAGGCCCTGCGGGCCCTGTGCGGGCCGGCACGGCTGGAGGTGGCCGGGTGGCTGAAAGCGGGGGTCGCGCCGGAGGACTGCGGCGGGGCCTTTCCTCTGGCCGCCGCCTGGGTGGCTCTGGCGGAGCTGGCGGCGGGGCAGGACGGCGGCGTGGAGCGGTTTACCGCCGGGGCGGTGTCCGTCCAGATGAAGGGCGGGCAGGATGCCGCCGCGCGGCGGGCTGTGCTCAGGCTCCAGGCCAGACAGGTGATGCGGCCCTATATTCGGGATGAGGGCTTTGTGTTTCGGGGGGTGCCGGGATGAGTTATGGAGGCGTGTTTGCCGGACTGCTGGAGCAGTATGGGCAGACGGTGGAGGTCTGCCGGGGAGAGGAAGCTGTGGGGATTGCTTGCAGGGCCTTTGTTCAGCCGGTGCTGGAGAAGCGGGAACAGATGGTTCCCACACCTCTGGGGCAGGTGAGGCAGGACCGGTGGCTCTATCTGGGAGACCCGGCGGTGCCGCTGGAGCTGGCGGAGGACGGCTATATCCGCTGGCAGGGGCGGGAATATGAGGTGCTCTCGGCACAGCCGGTGTATCTGGGCGGCGCGGTTCAGCACTGGTGGGGACTGCTCCGGCAGAGAGAGGCGGAGTTGGTGTGAGAACAGAGGGGCCGGGCCGGTGGGCGGTCCGGCCCCCGGACAGGAGGGAACGCGGTGACGTTGGACCAGGTGCGGGAGCGGATGGCGGAATTTTTGCGGGGACAGGACATCGACGCGGTGTGCGCCTGGCCGGAGGAGGCCAGGGTGCGCCGGGACCATGTGGCGGCGGCGGTGTCCCTGCGGGCCTGCCAGGGGGGACCCGGCGGGTTTCAGGATTACCTGGGGGAGCGGTACAATGAGGCGGCTGGCCGCTGGGAGGAGCTCTATGGCAAGCGGGTGAAGCTCACCTTCGGGCTGGATTTGTACGCGCCCAAGGGGTGCGGCGCGGCGGGGCTTCGGGACGCCTTCGACCGGCTGGCGCAGGCCCTCAGCCAGGAGGGGCCGGAGGGGCTGAAGGTGAAGGAGCTCTCCTGCGGCGCGGTGCGGTTTGAGGAGGGGATGGGGCTGTTCTGCTGCCCGGTGGAGGCGGTCTGTGAGGGCTGTGTCTATGCCGTGGCCGAAGAGGGCGGCGCGTTCCTGGAGGTTATCGTGAGAGGAGATGGCAGGATTTGAGTACAAACAGACATGAGCGGCCGGGGGTTTATTCCAGCTACGACGCGTCCAGTGTGGTCAGCGGCGGCGGCAGCGGCGGAACCGTGGGACTGGCTGCCGTCAGTGAGGCGGAGGCCGGGAAGGTGTACACACTGAGCCGGTATGAGGACGCGGTGAGCCAGCTGGGGGCCGGGGACCGTATGACCGGGCTGGTCCGGCTGCTCTTCCTCAACGGGGCGGCGCAGGTGAAGGCCGTGGCCGTGGCGGAGGAAAGCGGCTATGAGGGGGCGTTCGCCCTGCTTCAGGGGGAAGAGGAAATTGCGGTGGTGGCCTGCGACAGCACCGCGCTGGCGGTACAGCAGAAGCTCCGGGCAAGCGTGGAGGACGCCTCCGCCGCGCGGAGAGAGCGGATTGCCGTGGTGTCTGGAGCGCCTGAAGAGACCGTCAGTGAGATGGTGGAGCGGGCTGAGGCGCTGAACAGCGAGCGGGTGGTGCTGGTTGCTCCCGGCGGTGGGGATGAGATTGCGGCGGTGGCCGGGGCTATCGCCGGGGAGAGAGACCCTGCGGTGCCCCTGGGCGGCGCGGTGCTCCGGGGGGTGGAGGCCCTGACGCGGAATTTTGACGACGGGGAGCTGGACGCGCTGATCCGCGGGGGCGTCACGCCCCTGGAGGCGGCGGGCGGTCAGGTCAGTGTGGTGCGGGGGGTGACCACCCGGACCAAGAGCGGCGAGGTGGCCGACGCCACCTGGCGGGAGCTGACCACCATTCGGATTGTGGACGACGTGATTCCGGCGGTGCGCAGCGCCCTGCGGGCTAGATTCCGGCGGGCCAAGAATACCGAGCAGAGCCGGGGGGCCATTCGCTCTCAGGTGGTGCTGGAGCTGGAGAATAAGCTGACGCGGGAGATTATCACCGGGTATGACGGGGTGCGGGTGGAGGCCGATACGGAGAACCCCACCGTTTGTCTGGTGGACTTCTCCTTTACCGTGGCCCACGGACTGAATCAGATTTGGGTCAGCGCCCATATCACGGTTTAATTTGGGAGGTGTTGTACGTGAAAATTGGGGGATTTCCCACCAGCAGCGACATCTATTTGGAGGTCGAGGGGAAAAAGGTGGCCGTGGTGCAGAGCTACAGCGCCCGGGCCACCCGCTCCAGTCAAACGGTGGAGGCCTTTGGCGAGGAGGAGCCGGTGGCTACCATTCCGGGGCCCCGGAATCATGTCATTGAGCTGACCAGACTCTACGCCACCGATGAGGCCATTCGGGATGGGCTGGATTTTTACGGCCTGGAGGATTTCAGCTTGGTCATTGTCAAGCCCGACCGGAGAATTATTTACTCCGGGTGTCAGTGGAGCTCCATTGGCGAGGTGGGGACACTGGGCGCTATGGTGGTGGAGAAGATTACCGTGGTGGCGGCAAAGCGCATCGAAACCGCGGTGTAACGCGGAAAGGGGGAGGCATATGGAGGGAAATTCCTTTTTGTATGGGGCGGAGCGGCTGGCGCTGGAGGATGGGACGTGCCTGCGGCTGCTCAGTGCCTGGGAGGCGCTGGAGGCCCACAGAGAGGCCGAGGCCCTGGCCCAGGGGGGGAAGGAGCGGGCTTTGTGCGCCAACGCCTGCCTGCTGGCCAGGGCGCTGGAGCGGGACGGTGCGCCGGTGTTCGAGAGCGGGGCGGCGGTCCTGGCGGGGCTGACGCCCCGGCGGATTGGGGCGCTGGCCCGGCAGTGGGCTGAATTTGACCGGGAGGAGAACCCTGGGGCCGGGGACGGAGAGGAACGGTGTCAGGCGTTAAAAAAAGCCTGGAGCACGCGCCGGAGGAGCGCCTGCGCTGGCGCGTGCTCAGGACCTTTGGAGCCCTGCCCACCGAAGAGCGGGTTCGGGCAATGAAACGCAGGGATTTTCTCTGGTGCGCCCTGAATTTGGCCCTGGACCAGGAGGAAGAGCTGGGGCGGCTCTGTCCCGCCTGCCGGGCGGAGGCGGAGTCGGGGCGGTGCCCCGTGTGCGGAGGCGTGGCGGAGGACGCCTCCGCCGGGGTGAACGGCAGTTTTGACATGGCGCGGTTTGCGCGGCTGGCCCAGGGGGAGGCAACATGACGGATTATTTGGAACTGCTGCTGGAGGAACAGGAGCAGGAGGACGGGGAAGAGGTCCTCGGGGTACAGTTGATGGCAGAGGGAGAACCGTACCGCCGGAAAAAGCCGGGGAACAAGGTGGAGGAAGCGGTGGAGGCCCTGGCCCGGAGCGGCGGCGCGTGGGAGCGTTTGCCCCGTGGGGCGGGGGAGGCTGCGTCCGGCGTGGAGGACGGAGGGCGCTGGAGAGAGGCGTGGGTATTGGAGCCCTTGGCGGAAAGAGCGCTGGGGGGCGTGACGGCGGCAGGCGGAGGGCGGAAGCAGGTGCGGGGCTGGAGCGGAGACGGCGCTGTGGGGGCGCTGGAGGGCGGCGCTGTGGGGGAGGCAGGTGTTTCGCCGGTGCGGCCGGTTTCTGCGGAGCTGCCGGAGGCGGATGGGCGGGAGGTTCCGCTCTGGCTCTCTGGGGAGACGGCGGCCGCTGGGCGAGAACGTGAATGGGTACCGGAAGGGCTTGTAGCGGTCCGGGAGGGGCGGGGGGATGCCGGGTGGCTGTACCGCCGCCTGCGGGCCGGGGAGGCCGCTGCGGGGTACCGGCCCCGGGGCGGCGAGACGGTGACGGTGGTGGAGCGTTCGGGGGGGCCTGCGGGGGGCGGGCTCTCCCCGGAGGAGCTGGACCGGGTGCTGGAGCGGGACGCCCGGCGGTATGATGGGGGCTTTGCCCTGTTTTGAGTGGATTCCCGGCGCCGGTGGGCGTCGGTTCAGATAGAAGGGGGTATGCCGGTGAAGCTGGCGGCAATGCGGTATAAAGATTATGTGTGGCCCCACAATCCCAGGGTGTATACCATCCGCTATGAGCGGAGCATGGGGGAGCGGAAGGTGCCCTTTGGACGGTATGTTCTCCAGGACCTGGGGCCTGCCAAGCGGGTCATGCGGGGCGAGGGGGAGTTCGTGGGCGAGGGGGCCTATCAGGAGTTTAAAAAGCTGGCCTCGGTATTCTATGAGGACGGGCCGGGGCTGCTGGTTCATCCGGTCTGGCAGACCTCCAACGCCTTTTTTGTGGAGCTCTCCCTGAAGCAGGAGCCCAGGGCGGACTATGTGCGGTACACCTTCGCCTTCTGGGAGGGGTACGAGGGGCACAGCACAGGGATTCAGGTGAGCGGCGGTGAGAAGCCTTCGGCTCCTTCCGGCGGAGGGGGCCGCGTGTGGCACACCGTTCAGCGGGGGGAGACCATGTGGGGCATTGCCCGGGACAATGGGCTCAGTCTCACCCAGCTGATTGCGCTGAATCCCCAGATTAAAAATCCCAACCTGATTCTGGTGGGAGAGAAGGTGCGCTTGGCATGAAGGGGACCTTGGAGTGCTGGGACGGGCGGAGGATTGCTCTGCCCGATGTGACCGGGTGGAAAATGGAGTACGCCTGCGGCGTGCCCTGTGACAGCTTTTTTCTGGAGTGTTTGTGGAGTCCTGGGGAGGCCGGGGCCCTCCGTGAGGCGGTGCGGTTTACGGCGGAGGAAAACGGACAGAGGGTGTTCACCGGCGTGGTGGACGAGTTCAGCTGCGGGTGGGATGAGCACGGCGGGAGGATCACCGTGTCCGGGCGGGGCATGGGGGCCCTGCTGCTGGATAATGAGGCTTTGGGGTGCGATTATCAGGTGGCCTCCTTTGCGGATATTTTGCGGGACCATGTGCGGCCCTATGGGATTGCGGTGGGCGAGACGGCGGAGCTGCCCGCTGTGCCGGGGTTCTCCGTGGCCGCCGGGAGCAGTGAGTGGCAGGTGTTGTATGCCTTCTGCCGGTATTATGGGGGGCTGACGCCCCGGTTTGACCGGGAGGGGAGGCTGTTGGTCGCGCCCTGGCAGGATCATAAGCGGATACGGCTGGGGGAGGACGCGGCCGTGACCAGCTTTACCTGGCGGGAGAGGCGGTATGGGGTGCTGTCGGAGATTTTGGTGCGGGACCGGACCAGCGAGCAGGTACAGCGGGTCGTCAACCAGGACTTTGCCCGGCGGGGCGGACAGTGCCGGAGAGTGCTGACCATGCCGGGGAAGAGCAGCTATCAGGCAATGCGGTACTCGGGAGAGTATCAGCTTCAGCGGTCCGAGGAAGCGTGGCGGAGGGTGGAGCTCACTTTGCCGGGCGCGTTTCGGGCCTGGCCAGGGGATTTGGTGGAGCTGGAACAGAAGGTGTGCCGGGGTGTTTGGCGGGTGGCGGAGAGCGTCTCCGGCCTGGACGGGCGGGGGACCTATACGGCGCTGACTCTGGCGGCGCTGTGAGAAAAAAGGAGGGGACCATCATGTGGATTTCCAGGCGGAAGGAGACCAGGCAGACGGAGCGGGCCCAGGTGGGCAATGTGACCGTGGAAGGCCGTCTGGTGGGGGCGATGCTGGACGGCGAGCGGAGGGATTTGCCGGTCTATGGGCCGGGGGGCTACGTGTGGCGGCCCAGCCAGGGGCAGGAGGTTTTGGTGGTCAAGGCCGGGGCCGATGGGGAACAGCCCTGCGTGGCCGGGGCCCGGGGGAGCCTGGAGGTAAATCTGGCCCCTGGAGAGGTGTACATTCACAGCGGGGGAGGGTCCATTTTTATCAGCAACGGCGGGGTGATTTCCATGAGCGGGCTGGTGCTGGTGAACGGGAAGCCCGTGCTGGTGAAGGAGGATTGAACGTGGAACTGATGGTGCGAGATGGGGACTATGTGCCCGACGGGGCGGGGGGCTTTCTGCGGGCGGAGGGGTCACAGGAGCTCTTGCAGCGGGTGCTGTGGAAGCTGTCCATACGGCGGGGGAGCTTTCCGCTGCTGCCGGATCTGGGGAGCCGGCTGTTCCTGCTCTTTCGGGAGGCCCCCAGCCGCAGGGCGGCGCTGGCCCGGCAGTACGCGGCGGAGGCCCTGGCCGGAGAAGCGGGGCTGGAGATTACCGGGACGGAGCTGTCCGGGGACGGGCGGCTTCGGGTGGACCTGCTCTGGCGGGGGGAGGCCCTGAGCGCGGCGGTGGAGGTGCGTTGAGTGAGTATCGAGGAGATTTATCAGGAGATGGTTCAGGCCGTACAGCGGGAGACTGGACTGACCTTGGCCGGGGATGGAGACATGGCCGTGCGGCTCTACGCCGTGGCGGCGCAGGTCTATGGGCTGTACGTACAGGCGGATTGGGTGGGGCGGCAGTGCTTCCCTCAGACCGCCCAGGGGGAATTTTTGGACCGGCACGCCCAGCTGCGGGGCGTGGAGCGGCGGGCGGCTGCGGCGGCCCAGGGGGTCCTCCGCTTCGAGCGGGACAGCGCAGCGGAGACGGATTTGCTCATTGGAGCGGGGACCGTGTGCCTGACGGCGGCACAGGTGCGCTTTGAGACGGTGGAGGACGCGGTACTTCCGGCGGGGGCTGCGGCGGTGGAGGTCCGGGCGCGGGCGCTGGAGGCCGGAGCGGCGGGGAACGTAGCCGCAGGGGCGGTGCGGGCTATGGCGGTGGCGCCGGTGGGGGTGAACCGGTGCGGCAACCCGGAGCCCTTTACCGGCGGGCTGGACCGGGAGGGCGATGAAGAGCTGCGGGCGAGAGTGCTGGAGACCTATCAGCGGATGCCCAATGGGGCCAACGCCGCCTTTTATCAGCAGGGGGCCATGTCCTTCCCGGAGGTTGCCGCGGCGGCGGTGCTTCCCCGGCCCAGAGGAATAGGGACGGTGGATGTGGTGGTTTCCACCGCCGCAGGCGCGCCGGACAGCGCCTTGCTGGAGCAGATGCGGGCGTATTTTCAGGCCAGAAGGGAAATCGCCGTGGATGTGCAGGTGAGGGCGCCGGAGATGAAAACGGTAAACGTGGCCGTCCAGGTGACGCCCAAGGCCGGGGCGGACAAGCAGGCCGTACTGTCCGCCGTGGAGAACCGGGTACAGGGGTGGTTTGACGGGCGGCTGCTGGGACAGAGCATTCTGCGGGCCAAGCTGGGGGCGCTGGTTTACGGGGTGGAGGGCGTGGAGAACTACCATATTTCTACCCCTGCCGCCGACGTGGCGGTGAACAGGGACGAGCTGCCCTGGCTGGGGACCTTGACGGTGACGGAGGCGGTGTGATGGGACATACTGAGCGGTTGAAGGAGCTGCTGGAGCCCCTGCGGGTCTATGGGCTGGAGGGGAGCTATAACGCCGGTGAGCTGGCCGCCGAGGGGGAGGCCCTGGACGGCTGCGGGAGCTGGCTGGAGGCGGCGGAACGGGAGATGCTGGTCTCCACCGCCGAGGGGCCGGGGCTGGAGGCCATCGAAAAGCTCCTGGCCCGCAGACCGGTGGCGCATACCCTCCAGCGGCGGCGGGAGGCGCTGGCCGCGCTGCTGCGGATTGGCGGGGACAGCTTTACTCTGGCGGCGGTCAACGACAATTTGAAGGGCTGCGGCCTCAACGCGGTGGCCAGTGAGACATCTACGCCGGGGCGGGTGGAGGTGCGCTTTCCGGAGGTGCCGGGGATTCCAGACGGGTTTGATGAGATGCGCTCCATTATTGAGGACATTTTGCCCTGTCATTTGGAGATTGTCTATGTGTACTGGTTCGTGACTTGGCAGTTGATGGAGGAGCGCTTTGACACATGGGGGGACATTGAGGCGCTGCACTTGAGCTGGGAAGCGCTGGAGAAGCTGGACGTCTCCTACATTGACATGATGCTGCTTCATCATCCTGGTACAGGCGATGTAGGCGCTTATCTTGCCATGGAGCAGGCGGTGAAGGAGGGAAAAATCCGTTCCCTTGGCCTGTCAAACTGGTATGTAAAAGAGCTGGAGGAATTTCTTCCCCAGGTAAATATCACCCCGGCGCTGGTTCAGAATGAGATCCACCCCTATTATCAGGAAAATGATGTGATCCCCTATATCCATGATCTTGGCATTGTGGTACAGGGGTGGTATCCCCTGGGCGGCAGGGGCTACACGGCAGAGCTTCTGGGCAACCAGGTCATAACGGAAATCGCTGAGGCCCACGGGAAATCCTCCGCACAGGTCATTCTCCGCTGGAATCTGCAAAAAGGCGTGGT